TCAACGCGTCGGCGGCCCGGTCCTTGAGCTCGTTCCGGGTCTGGATGATTCCATCGAAGAGATTGCGGCCGTCGTTGCCCTTGGTCTCGTAAAGGTCTTGCGCACTCACTGTTCCTGCTCCTGTCAAAAGTTGGTTTGCTTTGTTGATTACATAATCCACGTCCAGACCATTCGCGGCCCGGTCGGGACATCCTGCGTGATCGCTGCCTGGTATCTCTCGGTGCAACCACACGTTGCCTTTTAGCCCGTCGTGCCATAGGCGCGGCCAGCCGTATCGGCGCGCGATGTCCGCGCACAAGGCGGCGCTAGCGTCCATGCACGCCTTGGTGCAGGGGACGCCGGCCATGCCGCCTTCGTGCTCGATGCTGATGGTCTGGCAGTTCGACGCATAGTTGCTGTCGGTCCACGGCGCGTCAGTTTCTCGCACATACTGGTGGATCAGGCCCGTGGAGCCGATGCCGTATGTGCTGGACGCCTGGCGCACCGGATTCTGAAACGTCGCGTCGGTGCCGGCGAGACGGCCTACCATGATGTGCAGGGTGATGTGCGTGACCTCGTAGCCGTTGCGTCCCGCGTAGTGGTTGGGGCTGCCTATCCATGTGCTATTGACCATTCATTTGTCTCCTTTCAATCGTCTCGATGCTCGAAAAGCCCTTCCGGTGGCTCAGGCGGTGGTGGCGGTGCTCGCCGGTATATGTGATCCACGAGAGCACGGTTCCATTGCCACAACAGGGAATTGTCGGTCTGCATCTGTTGCGCGAGCCGGTACGCCTCCAACCGGTCGCGCGAGGCGGTTGCTACGGTCTGGATAATCGCGCCCAGCACCACGCCGGCGACGCCGACCACCGACACGATTACTTCCTCGCTCATAGCTCCACCACGTTGAGATAGCCGGCCACGCGCATTATGCCGCTGTTGTTGGAGTGGAATGAGACCTGGATTCCGCCGGTGCCGTCGGATTCGATGACGGTCACACACTCAATTGCGCCGAACGCATTACCAGAGGTGCTCGATTCCGCCGCACTCGGGAGCAGTGACGAGGCGCCTCCTACCGTCGCCACCCCGATGCTTAGCCATGTCATGTCTGCGATACCGGAGAACTGCATGTATTCTTTGACCAGCCATCGGCCGGCCGGCAGAATCGCATACGCGCCCTTGCTATTGGCAGTCGTCTTGATGTCGGCGCTTCCGGTCACGTTGGAGAACATCATGTATGTGTCGCCGTTGTTCAGGATGAGGTCGTTCGCGGATCTTTTGAACCGGCAGCCCCACGTGCGTTTCTGTCGAATCTCCACGGGGTGCCAGGCGTCGCCAAGACGGTAGTACAGACCATTGCGTTGCATGGTGTCACCGGTGACCACGCCTGATTGTCCATTCACGCCTTCCAGTGACTCCAATGTCTCCAGCGTGGTTGCAGTCACTGGCGATACGCCTTCGGGGGTCGCTCGCGCGTCGATTTCGCGCAAGACCTTTCGACGCCTTCTGCCGTCTGTCGGAACTGTGTGGGGGCGGACGATACGAGGTCATCGGCCTCGATATAGGGGATGCCGTACACGCTTGTGGTCTTCATCCTTGTGATCCTTCCTGTGTTGGTTGTGAGAATTGTCGAATTAACGCGAGCTCGGCTAGTGTGAACCGGCACATGTCCCATGTGACGGGCCATGCACCCATATCCGCCCACGTGGTCGCGTATCGGTCTTGACGGGCAACGGCCATACGTGACCTCGTTGCGGAGCAACGGCCGCCCGCTCGACCACTGGTAGGTGAGCGTGCCGCCGATGGTCGCCCACGCGCCGCCCGTGGCGGGTATGCCGTCGTCGCCGGTGAGACGTGACGACGTGGCGCCCTGGATGACGAGCGGCCCGGAACTGGCGGTGAGATACAGGCGCGCGTGCGTGGCCGGGTCCAGCTTGCGGCCGTCGAACACCACCGTTGCCGGCCGTAACCGCCGGTCGATGGTGACGAGCAGTCGGGCGAACGCGTCACGATCCGCGTCGGTCGGGGCCCACACGCTGCCGCCCGCGCGGCCCCATACGCCGCCCGACTCGTCGGCCGTCACCACGTCGGCCTCAACGGTGACGCTGGATTGCGTGGCCTTCAGGTTCGCCGGCAGCCGGCCCATGTCCGTCAAAGCAGTTTCGTGCTGGTCGAACTCAAGCGCGCCGTCGGACGCTTTCGCTGTCTTGCCCCTGAATAACGAACTGGGTGACGGGTTCCGGGATCGTCAATGATTGTTCGTCGTCGGTGATGACGTCGGCGGCGTCCAGCCCGTCCAGCGTCTCGCCCGTCCAGTCGGTCACGGTAAGTCGGGCTGTGTCGTCGATGCCGATGCTGGCGGGCGCGCCGAACGGCATGTAGTCGATGCGGCTCGCGTCGCGGTCGGGGTATTCATACCACAGCGGCCACATTCGTGAGTGCGCGTAGAGACGGTGGAGCAGGGCGAGCTGTGACGGGTAGTCGTCGGTCCGGTAGGGTGCCACGGATGCGGTGATGGGGAGACCGTTGGCGTTGGCCTGCGGCGCGTCCGCCTCCCCGGCACGTCGGTTGAGCTCCGTCAATCGTTCGGCCATGGTGCCGACCCAGTGCAGGCCCGTGTAGCGTGCGTCGGACGAGATGGGCCCTTGTTTCTGCATTCTTTTCCACAGGATCATGCGGCTGGAGGCGCTGAGTTCCAGTAGCCAGCCGTCGCCGCGGGGCCGGGCTTCGCCGCCGTTCTGCACCAGTCCATCGAACAGCGTCGTCGCCGCGCTTGACTTGCCGGACGGGTTGCCGGGCGTGTATGCCTGGTGCATCGCGTCCAAACGCATGCGCTGCGCCGACCATGCGCCCATGTCGTCGCGGAGCATGCCCCATGTGGGTTGCGCCGAGATCTGCACGAGCACGCGCGCGCCGGCCAGGGTGAGGGCGCGGCCGGTGAGCCAGCCGGTCGAGTCGCGTAGCCGGAACGTCATCACGGACGGGTCGGGCTGCTGGTCGATGCCGTCGGTGCCCCACTGGATGCTGAAGCCGTCCAACGCGGCCACGTCGTTGTCGTGGTCGTTGACGGCAACCCAGCCGTCGCCCCAGTCGAGGAACATGAAACACTGCTGCGCCACTAGTTGCCTCGCTTCCGGTCGTAGTCGCGGAGAATCTTCCTGATTTCGCGTGCCACGCCCTCGCGGTCCACGGGCGCGTTGAACGTGACGTTGAAAACGGTGGTCGTACTGGCCGCCTGACTGCCGGCGGTGGTGCCGCCGTTGAACACGACGTTGGATAGGCGGCCGTTGATGCTGCCGATGGTGCGGCGCACGTCGGTGTCGAAGCCGGTGCGCAGGCCTCGTGCGAAGCCCTTCATGATGAGCCGGCCGTTGTTGACGAGCATGATGGCGTCGTAGGCGGGCGGCCCCTTGTGTTCCTTGATCCAGTCGCCGATGCCGCCTATCCAGCCGGTCACGTTGTTCCACATGCTTTCAGGCCGTCGAGGAAGCCGCTGATGATGCTGGAGCCTGCGTCGTACAGCAGTCTGCCCACGTTGCCGATGGCGGACAGGATGCGGCCGGGCAGTCCGCTGAACCAGCTGACCACGTTGTTCCACGTGTTCTGCGCGAACTGGGCGGCGCTGGAGAAGAACGCGCCTATCTTGCCGGGCAATGATTGGAAGAATCCGATGATGTTGCTCGCGCACGAGCCGACGAAGCTGGTGAATTTGCTCCAGATATTCCGGCCGGCCTCGGTCTGGGTGAAGAAATAGATTAAACCGGCCACCAATGCGGCGATGAGAGCGATGATGAGCACGATGGGATTGGCGTTCATCGCCACGTTGAGTGCCCACTGGGCCACGGATGCGGCGGTGCTGGCCACACTGAAGCCCTGCAATGCGGTGACCACGGCGCTGATGACGCTGGCCGCCTTGAACACGGCGAAGCCGGTGCCGATGCCGACCAGGGCGGCGCTGATGGGTTCGGCGTTCGCGCTCACCCAGTCGCTGAACGCGGTGAGTTTGTCGGCCACGTCGCCCACGATGCCGGCGGCGCCGTTGAAGGCGTCGCCCAACGCGGTGCCCGCTCCGGCCGCGCCGCCCATCGAGTCGAGCAGGGGCGTGAACTGGCCGATGAGGTCGCCGGCGGCTCCGGCGAGGCTTTTGCATGACTCCCAGACGGCGGCGAAGTATCGCTGGCGGCCTGTGCGGGGCCGGTGTTCTGGAACGCGGTGAGGAAATCGGAGACCTTCTGTTTCGCGGTGTCGAACGTGCTGGCGGCGGTATCCCGGATGGTGAGCAGGAAGTCCACGACGGGGCTGTCCTCCTCTACGTTGAACGCGTCGCGCAGTTCCGCGCTGAAGTCGCCGTCGCGCACGAGTTTGATGACGCCTTGCAGGCCGGTGGTCGCCTTGCCGCTGAACGCGCTGATTTTGTCGGCGGCGACGCTCATGGCGGAGGTGACCGTCGGTTTGAACAGGTTGAACGCATCGGTCAGGCCGCCGACCACGGCGGCCTCGAGGTTGCCCATGGCTCCCTCCATGGTGGAGGTGCTGGTCGCGGCCTCTTTGGCGACGTCGCTCATGCCGAGGTCCATGATCGCGGCGGAGAACTCGTCCGCCGTGATCTCGCCCTTCTCCATGGCGTCCCTGAAATTGCCGGTGTATGTGCCGGCCTTGAGCATGGATTCCTGGATCCGGCCGGCCGCGCCGGGGATGGCGTCGGTCAGCTGGTTCCAGTTCTCCGTCGTGAGCTTGCCGGCTCCGGCGGTCTGGGTCATGACCATGGCCACGCTTTTGAACGTGTCGGCGTTGCCGCCTGCCACGGCGTTCAGGTTGCCTGCCGCCTCGGTCAGGCCCACGTAGTCCTTGACGCCGTTGGCGGCGAGCTGGGCGGTGGTGTTCTGCACGGTCGTGAGGTCGTAGACCGTGCGGTCCGCGTAATCTCGGGTGGCCTTGGTGGCCTGGTCTATGGCGGTGGTGTCCAGTCCGGCGAAGCCCATGGTCTGCTTGAACTTGTCGGTGCTGTCGCTCATGTCCACGACGGCGGCGCTGAAGCCCTTGAGCTTGTCCCACAGGGCGGTCACGCCCTTGACGGCCAATCCGCCGATGGCGCTGCCGAAAGCGGCCGCCTTCGTAGTGGTCTTCTCGAACGCCTTGACGGCATCATCGGCGTTGCCGGTGATGCGCACGTTCATGATCGCGCTGTGCGCCACGTTTCACTCCTTCCGTGATTCGGCTTCTTTGAGCAGTTCGGCCAGTCCGGTGCCCCAATCCAATTCGTCGGCCTCGTTCCTCCACTGCCATGGCGTGCCGCCGAAACGGTTGGCCAGGAGGAACGAGAGACGGCCAAGCGAGTCTTGGGGCCACGCGGCTAGTCCGTAGGGTTTCCCTCTTCCGGTTCCTCCTTCGCGGCAGCGAGGTCGAATGAGGCCACGGTGTCCAGCCAATGCTCGAAGTCTGGCAGATTGCGGCCGGCCATGCGCAGGGCCGCGTAGGCCGCGTATGCGCCGGAACGGACGGGTGACTGGGTGATTGGCCCCCAGCCCACGTCGATGGCGTGCGCCTCGGCCTTGCATGTCGCGCGCATCGTGATCGGCACGGTCTCGCTGGTACCGTCCGTGTAGGTGATTCTCGTGGTTGCCATTATTTTCCTTTCACTTGCTTCAGTGTCTTGTCGATGAAGTCCTTGTAGACCTTTTGCCATTGGCTCTCGGTGGAGGCGACGCCGTTGTTGACGAAGAGACGTGGCTTGATGTGGCGGGCGGGCCACCCGTAGTTGACTGGTCCTGCGTAGGGCACGGCCTTGCGGCCGGCGCGGATGACGCCGGCGCGTTTCGTCGCTCCGACACGCAGGCTGCCGGCCAGCCGGCCGGTTTTGCCTCGTGGGGCGAGGTTGCGGACGGCGGGCAGTGCGATCTGCGCTGCCGCGCGGTTCACTTCCTTCAGGTCGTCCATGTCCGCGCCGGCCTTGCGCATCGTCTGAACGAAGCGTTTCTGGCCGACGACCATCAATGCCTTGTCAGCCATCACTCATCACTTGCCCGTGTACGGTGCGTGGGCGACGTTCGTGACGGCGAAGCTCAGATCGTTCGTGTTCTTCGATTTGACGTCGCCGCCGATGGCGATTGGCGCGATGGTGACGTTGAAGGTCCACTGGATCTTGCCGGTATTGTTCGGGACGAACTGGGCCGGCAGCGTCTCGCCCTTGTGGTCGAAGAGCCAGACGGCCAGACCGTCCTCGCTGAAGTCGTCGCCCACGGTGCCCTCGAACGTCCATGTTGTCGTGGTGTTCGTCTCCTCTGATCCGTCGAGGTAGGTGGTCGGGTCGTCGCTGCTGTTCGACGGGTTTAGCTGCGCCTTGGTCAGGTCGGCGCTGAAGTCCCTGCCGTTTTCGGTGTCGGTGATTTTGAAGATGCCTGGTCCGAGCGTGCGGATCTTTCCAGCCATGATTTTTTCCTTTCCTTGTCTTATTCGGTTTCCAGAGCGTTCAGCACGACCTGGTAGGCCGCCAGCGTGCCGGCTCCTGCGAGGTTCCAAGTCGCGGGCGTGGCCTTCTGAATGTTCAGGCCACGTTCGGCGAGCCGGTCGAGCGCTGTGAGGATGTCATCGACTGCGGATGGCTGCGTGGCCGGCGTGCCGGCGATGACGTCCAACGTCCAGACCGGTTCCGGCGGGCCCCATGATGGCCATTCCACGGTTGGCGGTTCGATGAACACCGCGACTTTGCCGGCCGCCGGGCGGATCAGTTGGGCGTCGATGCTGACGCTGCTGACCAGTCCATCGAGCATGTTGGTGAGCGTGTTCATCAGCGCGGCTCGTTGTTCCTGGATGTTCATGCAATCACCATGCCCCCGGTGAGCACGCCGGCGGCGCGGACGGTTTCGGCCAGACCGAGCGGAGCGGGTCGGTCGGAGATCCTGAACGGTTCCACAGTCGAATCGCCCACGTCCATCACGCCCAGGCGCGCGTCACGCATGTTGAACACGGTCCGCCGCGCAGGAGACGATGCAATCGGCCAGCAGATCGTCATCGACGGTGGCGGTGCCGACCGCGTGCGCGACGTATCGCTTCGCCGCCGCGAGTTTGACCGTGAGCCGTTCGTCCTCTCCGGCCGGCACTCCAACCTCGTCGCGGAGCCGTTGCAGCAGGATGTTGTCATCGATCATCATGCCGCGGCGAACTTCACCGGAATCAGGCCGTCCGCATGGGTCGTGGCCACCGCCATATACCCGTAGACGCTGTAGCTGTTGGTCAGGCCGGTCACGTTCCCGTCGGTCAACTGCGCCGGGCCGCCGGACTCCCAGACGGTCACGGCGGCGGGATCGATGAAACTGGCCAATCCGGCATCGCGTTCGGCAGCAGCACGACAGGGACGCGCATGAACGTGCCGGCCACGCCGGTCAGGTCGAAACTTCCGATGGTGTCCGACCCGTCGCCGCTGAGGTTGAAGAACCGGTCACCGGTATCCTTGCAGTTTCCACCAGTGCCTTGAGCACGTCCTTGGAGACCGCGAGGCGCGTCAGCGACACGTTGCGGTCGTCGGCCAGTTCGGACGCGTCGATGATGAGCGACACCCAATCGTCGATGGTCATGTTGGCCAACTGTGGCGCGTCGATCTTGTTGGCGTTAGAGGATGCGTCGCGCTGCTCCTTGATCTCCGCGTACAGGTGGTCGCGCACTGCCTTCTCGGTGGCCTTCGCGTAGGCGTTCTGCAATGCGGTGATCGCGGTGTTGAGCATCGGCGTGGTGCTGCGTTCGATGGTCTGGCGGCTCAAAGAAGTGTAGCCGCCGTAGGTGTTGATGTCGGCGGTCTTGGTGCCGAAGGCGACTTTCCGAAGGAAAGTCTCTGAGCCTTCCGTCTCCTGTTTGCCGACGGCTGTGGTGTCGGAGGTCACGACATGGTATTCCATGCTCATGCCGGTCGCCGGGAGGCGTGTCGCATGGGTCAGGAGGCTGTGAGGACCTTGCGGCGGTCCTCGATCAGTTTGAGGTCGTCGGCGATCCAGGTGGCGGTGTTGCCGGTGTCCTTGGTGGAAATCAGGTCGCGGCATTCCTTCATCACGGTCATGGCCTGTTCGTCGCCTCGCGCGAGGGCCTGCATGTATTCGCCGTGGCTCCGGTACGCCGCGCCGATGGCAGCCGGTGCCGGTTTCGCGCCCATCTTGCTGATCTCGGCCTTGATGCCGCGCTGTTCCTCCTGCATGGACTGGATCAGGTCCATCAGTTCGTTGTTGTTCTCCATGGTTTCCTTCCTTTGTTCCACGGCTGGTGCCGCTGATTTGGTCATTTTCGCGTTCTGGTAGGCTGGCCAGCTCACGATGCTGGTCTCAAGCAGACGGACCTTGCGGCGGTGGGTGATGCCGTCGCGGTCCTTCTGCGATTCGAGCGGGATGAATCCGACCGAGAAGCTGTCGAGCACGCCGTCATGTATCAGGGTCATGGCGTCGCGGCCGCGTGCCGTGTCGCTGATCCGCGCGGTGATGTGCAGTCCGTCGTCCGTGCTTTCCGCTTTGGTGATGCGGCCGATGGTCTCGCCGTGCTCGAAGCACAGTTTCGCCTCGTCAAGTCCCTCGAAAGAGCAATCACGGTCGAAGGTCTCCGCACCGTCCCATGTGTCGATGATGTCGCCGAACGGCACGGCGACGCCTTCCACGGTCGAGGTGCCGGAGTCGTCGGCGGAGCGGAGTGTCAGGCCCTTCCAGGCGATTGTGCGTTTCTCGATGTTCATTGGTCTTCTTCCTTTCCGAGTGCCGGCAGCCTCCTTGCGCCTCACGTCATCGACGGTGAGGAAACCGGCCTCGATGGCGGTCTTGTAGGCCGTGTAGCGGTCGCTCATGTTCGCGCGCTGCGAGCTGTCCCAGTCGAACTTCGCGGTCCGGCCGCGCGGCAGGAGCCGGTTGAAGATCTCCTCGATCTCGCCGGTGTAGGCCGCCAGCGTGTAGTCGGCGAACTCTATCCACGACTGTTCGATGTTGCTGTAGGTGAGGTTCGAGCCATCGACGGCGCGAGCATGATGCTTGCCGGGATGCCGAGCAGACGGGCGATCGTGCGTGGTGTCGAACTTCTGGGTCTGCAAGAAACTGCAAAGTCTGCTGGCTT